CACCAGCGGGTCATCCGCCGGCCAGTGTGACCCCTTGTGGACGATGACCCGCTGACCGGCGGGCGTCTCGGCCGGGAAGGTCGCCACCGCGAAGACAGGCTCGATCATGGGAACTCCTTGCATGGCGAGGCCCCCGGCCAATGTGGTCACGGGGGCTTCGGGTGTCGGACGGTTGTACGGGTGATCTAGCCCGCGCGGTAGCCGAGCCCGGCTAGGTAGTTGACGAGGTCCTGCGCGTCGTCGTCGGCTCCGTTCGCGCGAGAGGTCGCCAACTCGGCGAGCAGCTGGTGGACAGCCGGATCCGTGGCCGACCCTGCGGGGGTGAGTTCCACCTTCGCCGGTTCCGGCTTCGCGATCGCCGCGGGCTGCTGCCTGGGCTCAGGCATCTGGTCGGGCATCGGGACTCTCCTGAGGTTGCGGTTTCGCCGAGACGCCGTAGCGCGGAGTTGGCTCCCGGTGACGGCGTCTCGGCGTCTGTCGGCTTACGTGTTGACCAGGAGCCTGAACGCCAGGTCGTTCACCGAGTTCGAGCCGATGCGCGCGTAGGCGAACCAAGCCCGCTGGCCGGTCGGCAGGGCCGGACCCGAGCCAGCGGTGACCTGCTGGACCAGGTTCGGAATGAACTCGGTTGCCATGCCACCGTTGCGGGCGATCACGAAGTTCTGCCAGTCGCCGACGATCGCGAGGCCGTCGGTGTTCGTGGAGTTCGAGGTGACGTCCGGCATGTACGGCGCCTCGTAGACGCCCCGGTTGAACAGCTGGTCCATCCACTCCTCGGGCAGCCCGACGGTGGAGGCGTGGTACACGTTCGCGGTACCCAGTTGGCGGATGGCGTTGTTCACGCCGACCGACATCATCCACGCGGCTCGGGCGTTGCGGAACTTCTTGGGCAGTGCCTTCCACACCGCGTACGGGTCGAGCGGACCGAAGTTCGAGCCGGAGGTCTGGACCCGGACCCGGACGTTGGTGTTCGCGCTGAGGGCGGTCAGGATGCCCTTAGGCTCACCGGTGCCGGAGCCGACGGTGAACTTCTGCGTCAGCAACTCGTCATAGCCCGTGGCCAGCAGCGTGCCCATCTCCTGCGCGAAGGACGGGTAGTCCTGCCCGACCTCAATGGAAAAGGGGATCGTGCCGCGTGCCATGTGAACCTGCACGCTGGGTTGCGCCAGGGTCGGCGAGTTGTCGGTGGCGGTCGCGGCCTCCGTCTGGAACGCCCACGACACGCCCGCCGAGGAGACGCCCTTCCACATGTTGGTGTTGATGTCGACCTGCTTGGCCAGGATCAGGAACGGGTTCCCGGACTCCTGGGCGGTGAGGATGATCGACGGGTCGATGAACACCGGGATACCGAACCCGCCCGCCGTGGTGGTGGTCTCGCTCGCGGCCCGGTACTCGAGGAATGCCCGAACCGCGTCCCGCTCCTCGACCGACAAGAACGCCGCGGCGTCCGGCTGGGTCATGAGCTTCATGTACGCGGTGCGGTAGTCCTCGGTCTCCGTGACCAGGACCCGGCGCGCGGTGTCGCCGTTGAGGCGGATGCTCCTGTCCAACTGGGTCTTCGCAGCGTCGGACAGGTGCGAGGAGTCCTCGCGGGACTCCAGCCGACGCAGCGCCCGGTCGCGGGCCTCCCTGGCGGTCATCTGCCGAACGTCGCGATACGGGTCGTCGGGCTCGCCGCCGAGGCGGGAGAACTCGATGGCCTTGGGGGTGCGGCGCAGAACCTCGCTGATGCTGCGGTGCTCCTCGTACAGTTCCTCGGCGCGCTTGTGCACGCCGAGCAGGATCTGCAGCGCCGACTTCTCGGTCTCGGAGAGCGAGCGCAGTTCACCGGTCTCGGTCTGGTGCAGTTCGCCGATCTGGGCCTTGGTGACATCGATGATGTCGCGGATCTCGTCCGGGGTCCGGCCTTTCAGGTCTTCGAGCGAGAAGATCTTCTTCCCGCTATCAGCTTCGGTGGTCATGGAATTACTCCCAATGCGTGGAGCACATCTTTGCGGGTGCTCGGGTCGTCGAAGGTGGAGTTCGACCTGTCGCCTGCTGGCTCGTGGTCGGATTCACCGCCACCGGCGCTCCTCGCGCCCGGTCGCCCGGTGAGGTCTGTGGGTTCCGGCTGGTCGATCCTGCGGTCGAGCCAGTCGGCGATTTCGTTTTCCCGTGCGGGATCGTGGGCGATCAGCGGACGCGGGCGCGCCACCTTCGCGACGGTGCGCAACTCTCCCGCCAATTCGCGGATCAGCGCCTTGTGCTCGTCGGGGTCGAGCTGCGCGAGCAGCGACCGCACACCGACCGTGGTCGAGTCATAGGCCGGGAACACCACCGGTCCCAACTCGTGCAAGGTAACTTCGCGAATGGTGCGCTGGAGCGGTCCCCGATCGCCGGCCTCCCACAGCAGGGAGGACAACTCGTCGGGCTTGATTACCTTGCCGTCGCGGTCGCGCCACTCGTCGCGGACCACCTCGAATCGGAAGGACATGCCGTGAATGGCGCCACCTTCGATGGCCTGCCGGATCGGTTCCACCACCGGGTTGTCGAACAGTCGCGCCAGGACGTACAGGCCGGTGTCGTCCTCATGGACGTCCTCGATGGACCCGATCGGCACCGACCCGGTGCGAGCGTCGCGGCCGTGGTCGTACTGCAGGACCGGCGTCTTCTTCTTCAGGGTCTTGCGGAACGCGCCCGGAGCCACCTGCTCCAGGAAGTCGCCCTCCCATGAGCAGATCTCGGCCAAGGTGTTGAACACCACGGCGTAGCCCTCAAGGGTGTGCCCGTCGCCCGCGGCCTGATCGACGGCACGGAACTCCACCGATCGCACGCACAGAGTCGAGGTCACTGTTGTCCTCCTTGGATGGCCGGTGCCGGGGCCGCCGGTGAGGGCGCCGGACCGGTCAGGTTCGCACCGGCCTGGTTCAAGATCTCTCGTACTTCCTCGGCGGTGACCGAAATGCCGACGCCCAGATAGGACTTCTGGATCAGCTCGGCCACGGCGCGCGCGCTCGCGGTGTTCTCGTCGGTGCCGGGAGTCTGGAGTTGCACTGGGATAAGGCCGGTGTGCTTGAGCAGACTCATGTTCTGGCCCTGCACCGCGTTGATCACCGAGAGCGGTTCGAAGCCGCCGTCGACCAAAGCGCGGATCGTCGTGGCTTTCGTCTGCTCGATGTCCGCCGCGTCCTTGGCGTCTTCCCGCAGCAGCGGGATGTCGGCGGTGTCGAACCACAACTCGGCGTCGCTCGGGACGTTGACCAGGACGGCGAGTGCCGCTGCCACGTCCTGAAGGGAGGGATAGACCCAGGTGTCGGCGAACGTCCTGCGAGCGGCCGAGAAGTTGCCGGCGTTCAGGCTCGAGCCGGCCAGCCCCTCGGAGATCCCCAGCAGTGAAGCGGGGACGCGGGAAAGGACGCTGAGTCGGGTCTCGCCACCGCCCTGTGAAGACTTCATGTCCACTTCGGACAGGTTCGCGCCGATCACGGTGGCGTCGGCGCCGGCTGTCAAATACAGGGTGCGGAAGGCGTTGCGGACCCCGGTGTGACGCTCTTCGAGTTGGTCGACGATCTGGTTGAACTTTTCCAGAGTCGCCGCCGCTATACCCTTGATCACCAAATTCGGCGTCGCGGAATTAGCGAAATACTGCAACTTAAATTCGGTGGCCGCCCTATCCGCCTGCATGTCGCGGATTGCCGGGGTTATCCACGACATGCCGGTGCCTGGCGACTCCGGGTCCGGCAGAGGACTCCAGTGCGCCACGTCCTGGGGGAGCAGGGTGTGGATCTGGTTTTGGGTGAACCCGCCGTTGCAGTAGGCGTAGCCGATGAGCTCCCCGTCCAGGGCGTGGCCGGCGAAGTCCGGCTCCATCTCGGAGCCGTAGACAACCCCCACCCAGTCCGGCCGCAGCACCCTCAACCGGTCCGGACGGCGAGTCACGTAGGCATTGCCGGCCAGGCCGGCGTGCCACTCCATCCGCGCCAGCAGTTCTCCGGTGGTGGCGTTGCGCCACGGCTTCTCGAGGATCCCCAGTTTGCCGGTGCCGAACGTGCGGCGCGGGGTGGTCGGATGCCACGGCGGGTTGCGGAACGTGAACCGGGCCTGCGACAGCACCAACGCCCGCACCATCTGCGCGGCGAACGCCGGCGGGCAGCGCCGCAACGCGCTCATGTACGCCGGCAGCGACTGTGAGATCTCCTGGATCCGCTGCCTGGTGTACGACGTATTCAAGCCGTACGTGTTGCCGCCGAACGAGTCGTTGTTGATCAGGTAGTCGGTGATGTACTGGTCGATGCCAAAGCGCGCCTCATCGCCAGAGGACGGCGAGTGTTCCCGCGTGACGTCAGTGCGGCGCCTCGGAACCAGCCACGAGCGCATCTACTTACGCGGCCCTCGTGATAACCGGGACGGTCCGCGCGTCCTCGTCCTCCCCGGCGTCGATCCGCAGCGTCCACGCCACGGTGAGCGCGAGCCCCTCGACGGAGGCGACCAGCAACGTCCACCACCCGCTGTGGGTGAGCCCACCGATCGCGACCGCGAGCCCCAGCAACGCGAACACGCCGAGGAGGTTCGCCAGCAACATGCTGGATGGCGCCGGAATCCTGACCTTCAGAGTGATCACGTCTCTACTCCCCTATCGCCAGGCTCCGAAGAACTCCTGTGCCTCTTCCGGCGCGACCCTCAAGGCGTGGTCGGACAACGTCACCGCGACGAGTGGACAAATGTCCCCAGAGGACTTGATTCGGGAGAACTTCTCCACGTCACCGCTAGGGGCATTGCGGGCATCTCGGATCGCCTGGTCCAGTTCCGCCTGGCCAATGTGCCGGCCGTTGTCGTCGTCGACGTCCTTTTTGAACGAGCCCCACGCCTGGACCAGGGTCCGGCCGGTGACCTCGACGACCTCGAATCCGGCGCCGATCAGATCGGCTATCAACGCGCCCGCCGGCGAGGCCGGGTCGACAGCGATCGGGCCGAACTCCAGTGGATCCAGGTCCTGCAGCTCGTCGATGTCGGTGTTCGCGGGATCCCGCAGGCCCTGCAGGTAGGCCACGATCCAGGACGTCCCGGCCTCGTACTTCAGAACCTGCCAGTGGCGCTTGGAATCCTCTCGGCAGCCGGTCATGCCGATCGCGGCCGAGAGAAGGTCCGGCGACGCGTCGACGCCGATCCCGATGCGACCGACCGCCGTGCTATCGGCGTCGAGGCGCTTGCTCCACAGCTCCGCCGGGATGACGCCCGTCGCGCCAATCAGCGCCTCATGCCAGCCCAGTCGCTCCCGGCCAAACTCCCGTACCGGAAGCGTCCTGCGCTCGGACCGGACGAACTCATAGGTGATCCGCTTGCCGATCGCGTGGTTCGCCAGCGGCCACAGCGTCTCGTCGTCGAGCGCGCACCCCGCGACGCCGCGGAGGTGCGGGCACTTCTCGCCCTGCTTGCACGGCGGCTTCTCCCACGAGCCCGGCGCGCACCACTCGACCCAGATCAGCGACGGATCCCCGCCGACGCGACCGCGGTCCTTAAGGCTGTGCAGGTGCTCCGAGGTGACCTTCCCCGCGCTCGACCCGTAGCTGATGTGCGGGTTCGGCCTGGCCGACAGGACCGGTATCAGGGAACCCAGCGTGGTCGCCGCCAGGATCAGC